CAAGCTCGGCATCGTCATAAAGGTCCAGCGTGAACAACTTGACGATGGCCGGGGTAAAACGGGATACGCCGCGCAGCTGGCCCGCCTCGACCGGGTCTATGACATGGATGATGTCGGCAGCGGGCACCCGGACGGTTTCACCCGCAAGGCCGGGATCGGTCATGTCGCCCGGGTGGCGGCGTAGGAAATGATAAGCAACACGCCGACCAATGGTATTGAACTCGATGCCCTGCCGGATTTGGCCGCCGCCAGAAAGTTCGCGGTTCATGGCAAGCGGCAGCATTTCTGAGGGCAGCATCTGCAATTGCAGCGGGACGGTCAGACCATCTGCGGCGCGCCGGGGCCGGATGCGCAGGAATACTTCGCCTGCAAGAAACACTTCGCGGGTGGCGCGGCGCTGCAGCCCGTAGAAATCGGTCAGACCCTCAGCGTCGGCCTCATCGGTCCAGGTCAGCCAAAGGGTCTGCAGCTCTTCTTTCAATGCCGCATCGGCAATCGAGGAGGACGGCTTGATCCCGTCCCCCACCACGTTGCAGGCGAATGCCTCGACCGCATTGGCCGCATAGCCATTGTTGCGCACCAGCCAGCGGGCCCGGGCGGTGATGGTTTCACCGGCTCCGGCAATCAGCGTGTTCACATGCGCGCGTGAGGCGCGGAAACCCCGCAGGCGGCGATGCATTTGTGCGGCGTCAAAGCCACCAATTACTGCGCCCAGCCGCTGGCGGAACCCTTCCAACACCATCGCTCAGAGCCCCTTGGTGGCGATAGTGCCCCAACGGCGTCGCCGTCCTGTTCCGGACTCAATGGCGATCCGACTCTCGAGATCGGTGATGGCGTTGGCCAGCTCAATGTCCGAGCCATAGGTGATGGTGCGCCCGTCATAGCTGACCGAGCGCACCCCTGCGTATCGCGCTTCCTGCAAGGCTGCCAGCAGCGTGCGCATTCTGTTGAGTTCCATTTCAATCCCTCATGAATTTGGGTGTGTAGGCCCGGCGCTTGCGGCGTGGGGTTGTTGGCGTGCCAGCTTTGGCCACCGGTGATGCTTCTGTGGTTGCTGGCGGAGCCATCTGCGGGCGAGTTTCAACCCCGGCCTGTTCTTCAAGACGTCGCCATGTGGCCTCGTCCCAGCGATCGGCCCCGAGGATCCACGCGGCGGCGCGTGCGTAAACCCGACAATCCAGCGCTTCGTTGCGTTCGCGCAGCTTTTGCCATTCCTGTCGGGTGTAGCCACGCTTGTTGCGCACGGTGACCAGTTGTTCGGCCACTAGCTGCTTGAGCCATTCGGTCTCGATCCAGTCGGGCAGATGCACCGTGCCGGGTGGATCGCAAACGCCCAGGCTCCGGTCTTCGTCACTGGGTCGTTCCAGCCGCAGGAAGCGATAGGTCTCGGTCTTGAAGGTCGCCGTTGCGATTGACCACAGGCGGGCTCCCCGGCGAAGCCGCCGCCCGCCGATGGTGGCGTCCACGAAGGTGGGCCCCGAGACTGGTGTGGCGCGATTGAAGCCCTCAAGCCCCTTGATTGGCGCGACCTGTTCAAATCCCTGAGCCCGCGCCCAGCCATAGACAGCAGAGGATTCATAGCCGGTATCGATCGCCAGTTTGGCAATCGGCATCACCGCACCATTGGAATGCTGCCATGATTTTCCGAGCAACGCGGTCAGGTGATCCCAGGCTTGCGCGTGATCCGGCCCACCGGCAATAACGATGTGATCGACGAGCCAGCTTTCCAGCCCCCGTCCCCAGGCCCAGACATCAACCTCGATGCGGTCTTTCTGCACATCGGCCCCGGCGGTCAGGAACAACCCGCCCTCGGGGATCTGCGCCTCGCCAAAGCTTTCTCGCCGCTCTGCCAGTCGCTGCCATTCCGGCGCTTCGCCGCTTTCCACCCATGTTTCACCCAGAAGTGTGTTGCGCGCCGCGCGCAGCATATCTTCCGAGCCCTGAGCCGCCAGCCAGTCCCGGGCGATCTGCTCCCAGCTTTTCCAGCCGATCGGCGAATAAAGTGCTGAGATGTGGAACCCGATCGAATGCGGATCCTGTGACCTAGCGGTCGCACGCCATTCACCCGCCTCCAGCATCGCCGTCTTGTGGTGTTCAGCGATCGGGGCTTCACAATCGGCACAATGATACGCTGCCGTTTCCGGCTGACCTTTCGCCCAGCGCAGGCGTTCGAACTCCAACCACTGCATGTGGCTGCAATGTGGACAGGGCACGAAATACCGCCGCTGATCGGAGGCCTCATATTCCCGTTCAATCCGGGACAACCCCCTGATCGTCGGGGTTGAGACCATGAACACCTTGCGCCGGTGCGCGAAGGTCGTTGTTCTGGCCTCAGCCAGAGAAACCGGATCGCCTTCTTCATCTGCCGAGGCCGGATAGGCATCCACCTCATCGAGAAAGATGTAACGTGCGGGCATCGAGCGCAGGCCGGTGGCCGAGTTCGCCCCGGTCAGCACCAGAATGCCGCCCGGGAACTCCTTGGACAGCATCGAGTTGCCCGCGTCGCGTGATCGCGCCGGTTTGACCCTCTCGCGCAGGGCGGCACTTTCCTCGATCAGCGGGTCCAGCCGCCCCCGTGAAGACCGTTTGGCCATCTCAACCGTTGGCAGCACCGCCAGCATTGGCCCCGGAGCGTGGTGGATTACAAAGCCGATCCAGTTGTTGCCCGCCTCCGTCGCGCCGACCTGTGCGGCCTTCATGAAGGAGATGCGCTGAGCCGGATGTTTGGGCGAGAGCGTATCCATGATCTCGCGCAGGTATGGCGTGCGGTCCGTACGATAGCGGCCGGGTTCAGCCGAGGCTCGCGACGACAGCCAGCGATGTTGATCAGCCCACTCCGACACCGTCAGGTCCGGGTCCGGGCGTATTCCCCGACGCCAGGCGCGCAGGACGTCTTCGGCCCCGTCAAAGCTTAGATCAAGATCGGTACCAAATTCAGCGCCATCCTCATCCAAGCGAGACCCGGAGATCGGCGAGGGCGTCGAGTTGTTCGCGGACATGGGTTTCCAGCACCCTCTGCAGGATCGCGGTCTCGATTACCACCGATGCCCCCGTTGCCGTTTCCACCTCTGCCGACACCTGTGCCGCCATCAGCGCCGCGACACGGGCGGGCCACGTCACCCAGACATCGCGCTCCTGCCGGGCCAGCCGGAACACCAGGGTTTCCGCCCGGGCGCGATCGACCAGCGTGCCTTTCTTCTTCTGGATCGCCAGCTGGCGTTCCTGCGCCTGATAGACTGTCAGGGCGGTGCGGGCCTTCAGGTAGGACGTGCTGTCGGCCGGGCCGGAAAGGCCATTTTCGCCTCCCATCGACCGGCGTTGCTGATCCGGGTCGGTCGTATCGGCCCTACGGGCGTCCGAAGCGGCGGCGTTAATCGACCCATCCCCAAACAGTACCATGCGGCCGGTCTGTTTGGCCTTCTGGATCGCCCCGCGCGACAAGCCGGAATGGGTGGAATACTCCCGCTCGCTCATACCTTCCATTGCCGTTCTGACACCTGCTTAAAGCAATGATATTGCTTTGTATTCAGTTGATTAAGAACCCGGATAAAGCGATTCTGATTGCACTTGAACTGCGGAGGCTTGAATGGCTGATCTTACCAATACCCAAACCCGCATCCTCACCGCCGGTGCCCAGCGCCCCGGCAATCTCGCGATGCCACTGCCCAAAGCCGCGAACCATCGAGGTGGCGGGAAACCCCACGCCCAGTTGCAGGTTCTGCGCCAACGTTGCGTCCAGGCCAAAGGCCGGAAACATCAACATCTGCGTCGCGACGGCGGCCCCGGAATCTGCTGAAACCGAATTGTTGAATAACAACTCTCCTGGCTTCTATTCATCAAGCAGGGCGTCTACATCCAATCCTTGTTTTCGCAACTGGCTATTGATGTCCATACGTCCATCAAAAACAAAAAGAACAAATACCGCGTGACCTCGCACGGTGTAGTAGATGTTGTACCGCTTCTGAAAGATCAGGCGGCGAATACCACGTCCTTCATGATAGACATGGCCCAACAGCGGGTTGGCCTCCAGGTTTTCGACGATGAATCGGTCGATCTCGTGCTGGAACTGTTCCGCGTGATCCTGAGAATAGTCGAGATGATACAGGTAAATGGGCCACAGGCTGTTGCTCGCAGTCTTCGTGATGACGACCTTCATTCCGCAGAGCTAAGCCGCGCCTTGAAACGGGCAATGCGACCCGCTGTCGTTGCACCGTTCACGTCCTCGAAGCGCCCGTCTTCGATATCCGCAAGCCCCTGGGTAAGGCCACGCTCAATGCGAAGTTGGGTCAACTCTTCCCAGTCCTGAAGAGAGACCGTTACCGCGACCGGGCGGCTTTTCTTGGTCACAATAACGGGCTCGCGTTGCACAGTGTCCAGGTAGCGCCCGAACTCCTTGCTCGCGCTGGATGCGGTCATCGTTTTCATGGTCAAGGGCCTTGTGTTAATAGGGCGATGTCCACATTATCCGGAAAATCCGGAGAAAGCAAAGCTTTTACGAGAGGCGGCTACCCAGGAAAGGCAATGCTGAGCGAGAGGCTGTGCAAGCATGCGCCGTTATTCCCCGAAGCGCCGCCGGTGGGATGTACAGCCAGCTCATTCACGGCCTCAGCTTCGTTCAGACTTCAGGTCGGCGAAGGTCTGATCAGTGCCATCCAGCAGCGCATCCTGACCCGTAAACTGCTGCCATCGCTGTACGGCAACATCGACATAGGCCGGGTTCAACTCGATCCCGAGGCAGAAACGACCGGTGGTCTCGGATGCGATCAGGGTGGTGCCGGATCCCATGAACGGTTCATAAATCGCCTGACCCGGACTGGAATTGTTCAGGATCGGGCGACGCATGCATTCCACCGGCTTCTGTGTGCCGTGTACGGTTTCAGCATCCTGATCCTTGTTGGCGATCTGCCAAAGCGTCGTCTGCTTGCGATCCCCCGCCCAATGGCCCTTGCCAGTCTTCTTGACGGCGTACCAGCAGGGTTCGTGCTGCCAGTGGTAATCGCCCCGGCTCAGAACCAGCCGATCTTTTGCCCAGATAATCTGTGACCGGACACTGAACCCCGCCGCTATAAGGCTTTCGACAACGGTGGCCGCGTGCAACGCACCGTGCCAGACGTAAGCGACATCCCCGGGGAACAATGCCCAGGCCTCGCGCCAGTTAGCCCGGTCATCGTTCAGCACCTTTCCGGTGCGTTTGGTTCTGGCGGCACCCGCTTGGTTGCGCCAGCCCGGATCATACTCTACGCCATAAGGCGGGTCGGTCACCATCAGCAGCGGCTTCACGGCGCCAAGAACCCGTTCAACATCGGTGGCAACGGTGGCGTCCCCGCAAAGCAACCGATGGTTTTCCAGCACCCAAAGATCACCGGGGCGGCTGACTGCGTCCTCCGGAGTCTCGGGAATCTCGTCCTCGCCCTCAATCGCACCATCACCAACGTCCGGATCCTGAAGCAGGGCATCCAGATCCTCGTCAGTGATGCCAAGCAGCGTTAGGTCGAAATCCTCCGCCAGCAATCCAGCGACCTCGTCACGCAACACAGCCTCGTCCCAATCGCCCATCTCGGTCAGCTTGTTGTCGGCGATCCGGTAGGCGCGCCGCTCAGCTTCATCCAGATGGCCCAAACGGATCACCGGCACTTCCGAAAGTCCCAGCATTGTGGCAGCCAGCACACGGCCATGGCCCGCAATCAGCTCGCCATCATCGGCAACCATGCACGGCACGGTCCAACCGAACTTCGCCATGCTGGCGGCGATCTTCGCGACCTGATCACGCCCGTGCATCTTGGCATTGCGGGCGTAGGGGTGCAGTTTTTCGATCGGCCAGGTCTCGATCTCGCTTGGTGCGAATACCAAATCCATGAGGATCCTCGATGTGTGTGGGATGCAGACGCCAAGACAACGCGCCCGGGATTACCGGCGCGGCTGGGTCTGATCTGAATTGTCGGATTTGAGAAAAGGAAAACGCCCGCGAGGGGTTTCCTCCGGGCGCTCTCCTTCGATTATCAAGGTATGAGTCAAGAGGGGCAGACCTGTCAACAGAAAATCTGAAGGCGGTCCGGATGGTCTTAAGCCTGGCTTTCAGGGTGGCTTCCTCTCTGCTGGTTTTGGCTTGGGTGGATTCTTGAGTAGTTTAGTCAAGAATCCACCCTTGAGTAACTGCGATGCTCCTTAACATGCTGTTATATTGAATTATTAGATACCTGACTATTATGCGTGGCTTTTAGGTGGATTCCCCCACAAAAACCACTTTCGCTAGCGAAATCCCGCGCCTAGCCCCCCCGTATACGTTCGGGGCCCGGGAGGAACCATTGGGAGGGGGGTAAGTGTTGCGATCGGCCCTGACCGGACCTTGAAGCGATTAATTGATTGCCGCGCCGCCGCAAGGAAAGCCGCCATTGCTGCAACTCGCAGCGAAATCCGCCCGTTAACGGCGGCAGTGCGGACAAGGACGTTGGGTCATACCGCCTTTCCGCTTCGATTCCGTCTCGCTTCCCCAAGATGACGCCATTTTGAGCGCTGTTTGAAATTCAAAGGAGAAGGCCCCTCTCTGAGGAAGCGTTGGACAGACTTGTTAGAGGGGGATACGAATTCAAAACGGTTTCGCCAATTGGTGCTGCCGGTTCAGGGATTTTTGCAATATGGCCATGACTCTCGCGGACAAGCCTATTGAAATGGCAATCTGGGACTGGATCGAGGAACGTGCGGCTACGCATCCCGATGCACCAGCGCTGCTGGACACCTCTGGTTCCGCTCAATTGAGTTTCGCAGAGCTGGCTGAGCGGATCAGCGCACTTACGCAGGAATTTCGGGAACTCGGCATCGGCCGCGACACCAGGGTTGCGGTTTCCTTAACGGACGGACCAGAAACGTTGACGATCCTTCTGTCCCTGATGAGCATCGCCGCCGTGCTGCCGATCCATCCGGCGGTAGCGGCGGCACCTGTCGACGCGCTCGTCAAAAAGCTGGGTATCTCGGTTGTCGTGGGAGGGCAGCGTCCGGCCTCAGCGGCATGGAAGATCGCGGAAGCGCGCCGCCTGTCCTATGTTGAGGTTGAGAGCAACCCTTCGCGAATAGGAAGTGTCCGGCTTACGCCGCATCGTGCGGTGGCAGCGCCGTCGCGAGAGAAAGCCGGGCTCGACGACGTGGCGCTCTACATCTCGACTTCGGGAACAACGGGCAGGTCATCGGTGGTTGCGATTACGCAGCGCAGTCTTGATCGCAACGTCGCGACACACGGCATTTTGAATGGCTACGGCCCGGGAACCCGTGCGATTTGTGTGATGAGCTTCACCTATCTCTTAGCCTATGTGCGCGCCTCTCTGCCGATGCTTCGGTTTGGAGGAGCAGTGGCCGTGGCCCCAGGTTATCGCTTCACCGACGTGCAGCAATGCTGTGAAATACTCAGGCCGACCTGCATGGCGGCCACCCCGACGATCATCCAGAAATTCATCACAGATGCCGAGATCAGGCGATGGCGGCCGGAATCGGGCGTACTTCGGAGGTTCCACGCAACGGGCGAGGCAATTCCGGAAACTCTGCGTGCTCGACTGCGCGACGTCTTCGACGCAAGTCTTGGCACAAACTATGGGATGACTGAGGTGTCGCCGCAGGTGGCCATGTGTCGGCCGGAGGATCAGTTCGGGCCTGGCGCGGCCGGGAGGATTGTATCGCCATGGCTGGTCGACATTGTCGGCGACTACGGCACGGTCTTGCCCGCAGGCACTGTCGGGCGCATCACACTCCGAGGAGGATATGTGAACGCAATCGCCGGAATGGAGAGAGAGACTCGTTTTGACGGAGCTGGACGCTTCCTCACCGGCGATCGTGGCTTTGTCGACGAAGCTGGCGTGCTTTACATCGCTGGCCGTGCCGACGAAGTCATCAACCGCGGTGGCGAGAAGATTGATCCGAAGGTGATCGAGCAGTCGCTTGAGCGTGATCCCGATGTGGTTCGAGCGGTGGTCTTCGATCTGCCCGATCCCAAGTTTGGCCAAAAGATTATTGCCCTGATCGTTCTCCGAGAGGGTGCAACCCGGGGTGCACAGGAGATTCGCGAATCCGCAGGCGCGCGGATCACCGGATGGGGGATGCCGGAGCGACTTATCGTGGTCTCCGAAATCCCTACAAACGCGAACGGTAAAGTGTCACGGCGCGAGCTTGCTTTGCGGTTTTCGGATGATTAAAACGAATGCCACATCTTCAGCCTCAGGAGACGTCGAAGCGCTCAGGGAAGAACTGCTTGCGACGTTCCGTAGGGCGCTTGGACGGCAAGATTTCGAAGCGGATGATGGATTTCTCGCCTCGGGCGGCGACTCGCTAACTGCCATCGAGACCATTCTGGATATAGAAAACCGCTATGGTGTCACGCTCTCGGCGGCTGAGTTCATGGCGCTCGACACGGCGGAGTACCTCGCGCGACGCATCGCTTCCGCGTTTCAAGAACATAAATCCGAGCCCGGCACTGAGCGCGAAGCTGACACTAGAGAAAGCACAATGCTTTCAGTTGTTCAGGACGGGGAGCGTGCTCATCCTTTGGTCTGCGCTTACGGTTCGCACGGCGAGGCGGCATATGCCATTACACTAGCGGGCTTGCTCCCAACGGACCAGCCTGTGGCAACCCTCCAAATCCGGACCAAAGAGGCACAGGGCGAGAGGGTACGATCGTTCCGCGAAATGGAAACGAGCATCGCCAAGAACATTTTCAAGCTGTATGCGCACCGCTCCCCTGTATTGTTGGGTTACTCACTCGGCGCTCATGTCGCGCTGGCAATCGGCCATGAACTCACTCGCTACGGATCTCCACCTGCTCTTGTCGTTGTTCTGGACGATGAGGCCGATCTCGATCGTCGGCATTTCGGGGCGCTTCAACTGGGTAGTGAGCCCGCAAATATCACAGACACTCTGAGGCTTGCTTTGCAATACTCGCCTGCGGAACCCATCGCTACGCGCCTGGTTTACTTCCGTTCAGCTGAGAACGATGCATACTATCGTTCCGACCCAACAAGCGGGTGGGGTGAGATCGCGACCGGCGGTGTCACGCATTTCGACGTTTCCGCCAACCATTTGGAATTCGCGCGAGAACATGGGTTGCGCCAAATCGTTTCCAAACTTTTGGAAGAAATCGCCTCCCCTTGTCAAGACTCTCCGAGACCAAGCGAAGCGCAATCCTTGCGTTTCGAGGCCCGCCGCGCCGCACGCGAGGGGCATCTCTCGACCGAGCTTGCGTGCCTGAACCGGGCGATTGAGCAAGACAACGAACAACCCGCTTGGTTTTATGCCAACCTGGCAGAAGCATTGTTTCAGAAAGGTGAAACTGCCGCAGCACTTGCTGCCTTGTCGAAGGCGCGGCTCCAGGAGAACTGGCAGCTTTCTCTGGATCTTCGATTCCTCGACGAGATCAAGAGGCAAGGGCTCCAAGCGGAACGCGACGATATATTGCGTCGACTGTCGGCTGTTGCATCGGATCATCCGTCTGTGCACGAACAGAAAGCCCTAGCCTATTTCAAGCTCGGACTTTGGAAAGAATGCCATGTCGAGCTGAAGGCTGGGCTTAATATGCAACCTCAGCATTTTTGGTTGTCACGGCTTCTTGTCAAATATTTTCGCCACATGAGGGCCTGGCCAGAACTGAAAAATGTGACCGAGCGATTGGTCGAGAAATTCCCGGATGCGAAAGTATTTCGGACCGCTCTTATTGTTGCCTATACAGAGATTGGATCTCCGGCTCAGGCACTGCAGTTTCGCGACACCATCGTAGCTGACCCACGGCCTGATTTCGGGGGTTTAATGGCACTTGGAAAAGCGCTGTTACGCTGCGGCCGCAGTGCAGAGGGGCTCGAGATCGCCGAACTTGCTGCACGGGCGGCACCTTCGCGCCCAAATGCTCATCTGTTGCGGGCCAAATGCCTGAATTCGCTTGGCCATCCAGCGCAAGCCGCTGCCGCAAGGCGCCAGGCGAGAGACCTGCGGGCCAAATTGGTTACGAGTGGCATCAGATAAAGCCGACTCAAGGGCGGTAGTGGCCCCCGAGATTATGGATGCTGTTCGCTCAGCCGTTGCCCCTTATCACACCGGCGACACGCTCGAACTGCCTGCGTCCGCTTGGGTCGTAAGCGCGCAACATCCCTAGGTTGCAAAAGGAAGACCAAACATGTGGGCCAAACTTGTAGACATCACGCTGAATTACGAATGCATCGGAACAGGGAAATCCGCCCTCATTTTAATTTGTGCGCGGTGCAGCAATCGGCGCCATGGGTTCTGACCGGACCTCCGCCGCGATGATCACCAAGGTCCGAGTAAGGCCGTTCGCGCCTAACTTGCCCAAGGCCTGAACTTCGGCATCGCCGCCGTCACCACCAACTCCCGCAGCATCCCACCATCCTTCAGCCCATCTCGCACCCAGTCCAGCGCCCGCCACCAATCCTCATACGCTCGCCGCGCGCCCGCGATCTGCTCCAGATGCGGTCGCCACATCACCGGACAGGCCAGTACCTCGACTGTTCTCCACCGCCCGCGATATTCCACCTGCTCGACGCCAACAACCTCGGTTCTTGCCCGTTCCCCATGCTGGTTGCGCCTGGTCTCGACTGGAACACAGCGCGGCACGGCCCCCGGCATCCAGTCCGGTGTCAGCCCGGCGCGTGCAAGCTCAGCCACGCGAATGGCCATGCGCTTGCCGCCCAGCGCATCGGGCAGTCCGGCCACCGTGGCGGCAATGACTTCGGCATCCTCATGGGTGTAACTGCCGTTCTTGTATCTACCCCCGTCAACCTGGCAGCCAAGCCGGGCGCGCTGAATGAGGACATATTCGAGTCCAAAGCCGCTGGCTTCTTCGCTCGTGTCGGTAGGTGGCGGCAATTCCAGCTGCGCCTTTTCCACCCGAAACGCCCATTCGAGAACTGCCTGCACGCCCAGCGCGCGTTTGTGTTTTCTGCCGCTGCAGGTGATGCGTCCGTGCATGGTCATTGCACACCCCGCATCCGCAGTTGTTCTGTCGTGACCAGCCCCTTTGCCAGCATTGCATCGCGCAGAACGTTGCCGATCGCGTTGGTGGGCAGAAAACGATCAGAATTCACCAGATCGGCGTAGAAAGCCAACTGCTCGCTCAGCGAGGCTCCGGGGTTAGTTCGCCTCCTTTTCGCACTCCCTCTGCCCAGCGCGCCAGCGTGTCGGTGGTCACCGAAAGCTGTTGAGCCAGATCGTCCCGGCTGATCAAGTCGCTCAGAACCCCCGGTCTGTCTGCAGCCTTCATCCGTCAATTTCCCTTTTCTCAGCAATTCAAAGTTACCCACAGGCGCAGCGCCGTTCTGAGGCGCAACAGGTGTTTTCTATTATTTTCTTGTCTTGTTTTGTCATGTGCGCAGAACTGTTCCATTGTGGAGAAATTACTGTAGGGAACTGTTCCAACACAGTTCCGTCTACGCTAATTTCCGTGTTACTTCCTCAGGTTACCTCCTTTTGCGAGCCAACCATCGGCGGCAGCGTGCTTCAAGGCGCGCCCATAGGCACTGTGGGTCCGCCGCCCGGAACAATGCTGCAACAGCCAACCATCCAGCCGCTCGATCAGCAGATCGTCGTTCAGGACATCCCGGCTGCAGCCCAGATCGCCCAGCGCTTCACGCAACCGGCGCAATCGTTGGTAAACCGCCTTTTGCGAATTCGAAGCCTCGCGGGCTTCGCGCCGGGCGAGGGCGTCCTGCGCCTGTTCGGTAACCACCGGGTGCATCAGGCGCACTTTGTCGCCGCAGCGGCAGGGCGTCCAATTGTAGAGCGGCGTGATCTCGCGCTGACACAAGTCTTTCCAATGGGCCAGGTCGATCATCAGCAGTTTGGCGATTACCACGTCGTCGGTGGGCAGCGTCCCCACAGGCGATTGGTTCTGGGCGATGAAGAAGAGGTCGAGTCCATAGGCCCGAACTTCTGCGCCCGCCCGCAGACGGAAGTCGCTGTTAAGCCAGCGGTTGAACCAGAAGGAAACGAAATAGTGGCTTTCCAGCCGCTCGTCCTGCGCGATTGGGTATTCAGGCAGTTTGGAATTGTCATGCAGATACAGGTGGTCACCTCGGGCCATCGTGCTGATCTCCCATTGTTATGTTTCCTCCTGGACCGGACCATGATCGGCGCAGCAGGTACAAAATTGCAGCTGCGGTGCATGCAGCATGACGATCTGGTCTGCTGAAAGCCCGAAACCTCTGTGCCGTCCGGCTGTCAGAACCGCGAAATGATACTTCGCCGGGATTGCCCCGTTCTCGGCCCATTTATAAACCCGGTCAGTGGTTACCTTCATGCCCGGACTGAATATCCGCAGATCCTCGGCCAGGCTGGAGCGGGTGGGCCACAGGTTGACGAGATCGCGTATGTTAGAAATAGCTTCCATGATCCACCGATACCCGAAATATTTTCGCGTCGTCAATCCCCGAATAAAGTTGTGCTGGAATTTTCTCCCATCTTGCGTCTACTAGTGGGTATGAAAAACCGAGAAAACATGCCCCGAATTGATATGGCTGGCGTTGGACGACGACTGGAAGCTTTGCGCCACGCGCTGGGCCTGAGCCGGAAGGCCTTTTCCGACAGCTTTGGCCTTGATCCCAGCAGCTACACAAAGACCGTGGATGGCGAAAAACAGCTAAGGTCTGAAGCTGCTTACGCTATTGCGGAGCATTGGGGGGTCACCATGGACTACCTGTTTCGCGGTCGAATGACTGAACTGCCGGAGCGCTTGCGCGAGAGCATTCTCAAACACCTGAACGGGGCCGACTGATAGGCGCGATCGACGGAAATTCCGAAGCGATCACACCACGCAAATAGAAGCTTGTCATGCATTGTTGGCGCCGACCATTTTGGGGGTTTGGATTGTAGTATCGGCACTATGTTCCCGCTTGGGGCGAGCGTCAACATCTAAATAACCCCGAAGAAATTTCGGGAAAAGATTTGACACTGGAAGTGACTTCCAGTTACGCATGGTGCCTAAGGAGGCGCTCATGCAGCAGAGAATTTCCAGTTTGAACAATGCGAGCACAAGCCCGGCGATCACCGGGCAGGTGATCCTGAACGCCAGGGCGATCGTCGCCGGGGCGGAAGCCTGTCACCCGAAAAGTCTGCGGCGCTGGGCCTGGGCGGTTCTCAAGTCCGCCCGGGGCCAGACCATCAGCCAGTCCGGGCTGAACCGGCTGACTGGCCGTCAGGCGCCCGCACAGGGCACAGTGGCATGACCCGGCAGTCAGCCCCCCGCCAACTGACGGGCGGGCGCATCACCGCTCACGGCCAAAAGCCCGCCCGTCAATTTTCCGATGCGTTTCCCGTGGAATTCCTGATTGCCCTTGAGGACGCGAGGCTGTCGATCAATCACGGTGATCTGAGCGAAATTGGTGGTTTCTGGGTTGGTGAGCATCCCGACTGCAAGCGGGATCACCGGGGCTGCGTGATTGACCAGTTGTGCGCCGATGGCTTGCTGGATCGGGTTGGTCGGGCACCGGAACGAACCGCGACGATCACGGAAACCGGTCTCATGACTCTTGATCTGTTTGGGGAAGGGAAATGACCGAATACGGTATCGACCTCGGCCAGATCGCCTGCCTGCTGGATGATCTGAAGGTCACCCCGCGGGAGGCCCGTCTGGAAATCCTAAAACGTGCCGTGATTGCCCATGGCGGTCGCTGGGATCTGCCGTCTGACGCTCTCGGCGTTTACCAGTCCGCTCTGATTTCGCTACAGGTATTCGGTGTGCATGCAATAGCCGAAACGCTGGATGAGTTGCCACTTAACTGGATGCGGGCGGCCGGGAACATCCTCGAAAGCGAAGCACTTGGCCGGGTGGTGGTGGCGTGATGGCCTGTTCCCACCGACACGCCGCGCTCATCTACGAGCCAGAGCGCCGCTGGCCCCACAGGTGGTGGATTCTGCCTGCAGCCATCCTCGGTTCATTCTTGTGGGTTTGGATCATCCGCCGGTTGGTCGAGATCTTCTGGGGGATGAAATGACGCAATCGCCGAAGGCTGTTCGGGCCGCCTCGCAATCTGAAATCCTCCGTGTTTTGAAGGCCGCGCAGAAAGCCAGGCTCGAGGTCTTTGGCTATGTTGTCAACGGGCCGGAAATACGCGTTATCACCAAGGAAAAGGAACCGCTCGAAGACGAGTTTGACATGGTGGATTTTGCGGGTTGAAGAGGATTGATCTCCCATTTCTGCGCACGAAAAAGGGCCGCACAAACACATACTGGTACTTTGAGCGAAATGGCGAACGTGTATCCCTGCCATCGCCAGAATCGCCAGATTTTCTGTCCCGCTACCACCAAGCCGCAAAAGGGCGAACACCGGCCCCGATCAAACGCAGTTTCACGGCACTGATTGCCAGCTACAAGCGAAGCCATCGGTTTTCCAAACTCGCTTCCAGAACCCGGAGTGATTACGACAAGTGCCTTTTGTTCTTCGATGGCAAGATAGGCAAACTTGATCCCGCGAAAATGCAACGGCGTCACGTGATCCAGATGCAGATGGACAATGCCGACACGGTGCGTTGGGCGAATTACCTTGTTCAGGTGGTGCGCGTGTTGTTTGAACATGCCATCGATCTGGGCTGGATCGAGCGCAACCCAGCCAAGGGTGTTTCCATGCTGAAGAGCAAGGCTCCACCACGTCGTCCGTGGCCTGCCGACCTGATTGAAGAATATCGGCAGAAGGCGGACGGACGCGCGTTGTTGATCTTCGAGTTGTGCCTTGGCACGGGGCAGAGAATCGGTGACGTCCGCAAAATGCGCTGGGCAGACATTGAGGGTGACGGAATCAACGTGCGCCAGGGTAAGACGGGCAGGGATCTGTGGATTCCCCTCACCCCACAGCTTGCCGACGTTTTGGCGCAAACCCCGCGCGAAGGCCTCTACATCCTCTCACAGCCAGGCAGCCAACCGGTCAGCTACCGAGCCGCAGCGTTTGCGGTCATGAAGGTCAGAAAAGAAATTGGAGCCGAGGGGTATGACATCCATGCCCTGCGCCACACCACCGCCTCGGAACTGGCCGCGTTGGGGCTGTCGGACGAACTGATCATGGCCGTGACCGGTCACACCAGTCGCGCTTCGGTGGTCAGATATGCTGGTGCGGCCCGCCAAAAGGCCCGCGCACAGACGGCTCAGGACGCGCGGAACAGAACAAAAACGAAACGGGAAACGTGAAACCGGATGTGAAACCGCTTTTACTGTTTTCCCCAAGTGGCCGCTAAGTCTTTGAAATGTTTGGAGGCGAGTACCGGAATCGAACCGGTGTACACGGATTTGCAATCCGCTGCGTAACCACTCCGCCAACTCGCCAGCCGATGGTGCGTGTCGGCGTCTAGCT